GCCTCCCCCTGGGGACGGTGACCTTGCCGTTGCGCGCCAACGCTCCGCCACCGCTTCGACCGCCGAGTACGATGCCCAACTACGGAAGGCCCAAGAGAAGCAGAAAGCTATGGAGGCCGCTTGGCTTACCCTCGAGTCTCAGGCCGCCGCGAATAAGAAGGCCGTCGTCGACCGCGACGCCCGCATCTCCGATCTGACGGCCGAGCTGGACCGCGCCCGCAAGGATGCCTCTCAATCCGTCTGGACCATCACCGGGGCCGCGCTTGCGGTGATCGGCGCGCTCTGCACCGCCTTCGTCGGCCCGCGCATCGGCATCCCTCTCCTGCTTTGCGGCGCCTTTGCCGGCGCTGTCCCTTTCATCATCGAGTCTCCCTGGTTCGGATGGATTGCCGCCGGCACCGCGGCCGTTGCCGCCGGCCTTGGCATCTGGTGGCTTTTCGATCGCGTCCGCGACGATGTAAACGAACCCCACCTTCCCGATGGCCCGCCGAAAGAATAAACCCAAGGCGGTCTTCTACAAGGAGCCTCACTTTACCTTCCGTCATCTTGGCCGCGCGAAGCCGTCGCACGCGAAGAAATGCAAAACCCCTTTCGGCTATTGCTGGAAAGGCACCGGCGACATTCATCTGGATCCGCGCCAGCCAGAACATGAAATGATTGACACCGTGGTCCATGAGCTCGTCCATGACGCGCTTCCCTTTCTTGCGGAGGAGGCCGTCGAACCTGTCAGCTCTCGCATCGCTTCCGCAATGTGGCGCCTAGGATACCGCCGCACAATCCGATGAGCGCGTCTCCTATCGACCCCGAGGCTATCTCGAGCCAGGTGAAGGACGGCCTGACGGCGAGTATCCTTGGCGGCTTGGCAATGACGGCGCGCTTGCTACTTTCGACCGAGCCTGTCTCCGCCGGCTGGGTCATCAGACGCGTGCTCGCCGCGGCCATCACCGCAATGCTAGTCGGCTACGCAATCGCCGACCATATCCAAAGCCCTGGTTTAAAAATGGGGGCCGTCGGCGCCGCCGGATACGCGGCACCAGAATGTCTCGACTATATCATGCGCGCAATAAAGGCCCGCGCCGAGAAGGAGGTCGGATCCCTTGAGCGATCCGCAAAGCCAAATGCAAAAAAGCCGCCCGCCAAAAAAAGCCGCCGCCGGTGATCCGACGAACCTTTGGCTTGCCGTCTCCCTGTTGACGGCTTTCGCCGGCGTGTCCGCACTGGCCTCGGCCTACATCGCCGGCTATGTCCTCGACCAGCTTCAGAATACGGAGGCCCTGGCGCTCATCGTAACCGATGGGGGCCTGCGGTCCGACTCGGCCGATCTCGAGCGCAATATGTCCTGGGCGTCGTCCGCCCTCCGGTCAGTCCGCGATATCGGTTGGGCACTTGCGGTGGGGTGCATAGGGGTGGGGATTGCGGTACTTATCCGCTTTTCTCGCCCAAAGGCCGCCACGGGCCAGCCAGAGGGGTCAAATGAGGCATCGGGGGGCTGACTAACCCCCTGTTTCTGGCGGCTTACCCCCCCCTTGTTTTTCTTTTTCTTTTTTCTGCAATTTGCTTGCAGGGGTCCCCGGTCGTCCCTTATGGTCCTTTTACTCAACTAACCCAACGCTCCAATGACCTCCCCCTCCTCTCTTAACGAACCCCAGCAGAACGAGCTCCGCCTGCTTTTGCGCTCCGCCGCAAAGCTGATCGCCGCCGCCCGCGAAAAGCTTGCCGACGAACAGCCCCTTACCACCCGCGACTTCGGTTCGCTCTCCACCGCAATTGCCCACCTGCAGGTCGCCGTCGAGGACTACACTCCGGACGCTGAATAATTCCCTGCAATAAACTTGCACGCCCTCCCGCCCCTCCCTACTCTTTCCCTACCAACCCAACATGAACGCTCCCTCCGAAAAGTCTGAAAGCCAACTTAACTACGAGCTCGTCACCGCCCTGACGACTCTCCGCGCGATCTGCGACGATGCGACGAAGGCCGCCCGCCTGCTCTCTCGCGGCGTCGACTATGCCGGCGACGGCTCCTGCCCAATGTCCGGCGCCTCAATGGACCTCAACTACGCGATGGACCGTGTCCGCGAGGCCGATCGCGCCCTGGCTCGTTTTTACTCCGGCGAATAATTCCCACCCCCAACGATACTACCCATGCAAACCACCCACCTCCAGCAGAAGGCGATCCTCCGCCGCCATCTTGCTTCTTTCCTTCGCCACCAAAAGGCCGCAACCGCGGCCTTGCAGTCAATCGTCGAGATTGGCTTGTGCGAGAATGAAGGCAACCCGCTCGACTCCGCGCTCCGGGGCGAGGATGTCATTCTCGCCTACGCCAATATGACCGGCGATCTGGCCGCCACAATCGATGCCGCTTCTGCCGCCCTGGACTCCGCCGGCCACATCGTCTAACCTGTCGCGCTCTCGCCCTATGACCTACGACCTTTTTGCCGACGCAATCCTGCTCCCAGCCGCCGTCGTCCTTTTCTTTCTCATCTGGCTCTCCTGCCGCAACTGATCTTCTCTCCCATGCCCAAACCTAAAACCAAAAAGTCCACCTGCGCCGCGCGCGTTGAGGCCGAGCTCACCGAGCTCGAGCTCCGCCGGCAAATTGACTCGGCCATCGAGTCCGATCGCCTGAAGTACGAGGCCAGCCCCAAGGGGTTTGTTTCGTCCTTCCGCACCTTCGACCGATATACCTTGTGGGCCTGCACCTGGAACCCCGCCGGCAAGCCGGGGCTTCAGATGCGATGCTACGAGTCCGCCCCTACCGCCGCGGACTTCGCCCAAGCCATCCGCGCGTCGTCGCTCCGCAACGCCTTTGCAGAGTACCGGTGCCACCACCTCGTCGAGCGCCGCGAAAGTTACCGCGCCGTCCACGGCACCGTGGTCACTTGGAAGGTCTACGCCAACCCCTTGATGCCTTTCTGACCATGCGTAAAAAGCCCCGCCCCTACGAGCGAAAGAACAAGGCCACCGTCGATCTGAACGGCACGCTTATGTCTCCACTGAAGTTCTCGCGCATCATGGCTTTCAAAGACCGCCTGCCCGAGCTCGACGATCGGCTCCGCCTAGGCGCCGAAGATATCGGCCCGCGTCTCGGCAAGTCCGCCGGTTGCATTCGCGACTGGTGCCGTATCCTTGGCCATCGTTTGCACAATCACAATGGGCGCACCGTCTTTCGTTATGACACCAGCGCCTGGGAGACAATCGTGCTCCCTGTCTATCGTCGCACCGGTTCGGTCCGAGCCACGGCCGCCGCCTGCTCCCAGCTCAAGGTCAGTTATTGCACCATCAACCGCTGGCTTATCAATTCCGGCTACCGCAAGACAGCCTGGGAAAAGGACGCCGGCTCCTGCCGTAATAATTCCACCAAATAATCACCATGCCCACCATCATCCGACCCGACTCCATGCCACGCCTCTGGTGGCTCAATCCATGGGCCTCCGCCCGATACCTGCACGCGGCCGCTGTCGCGCTCAAGGCCTACGCCGACCGCGTCGACCGCGCGCTCGATATGCAGGCCCGCGTCATCTGCGATCAGTCCGCAGAGATTGTCCGGCTCCGTCGCCGCGTCGCCGATCTGCACGACTCCATTATCCTGGGACGGTCCATTACTCCGGACGCCCAGCCCTTCGATGAGCTCGACGACCATGCCTGAAGAAGTTTTCAAGTTTGCCCATGTTCATTCTTTCGTGGTCCTCCTTTATGAGTTCCATGAGCTGAACGAGAGGATCCTCACCGGGGATATCGTCTCGGCCAAGGCCTCTTTCCCGCGCGCCACAAAGCTTTGCTCGAAGTACGCAAAACTCATGCAGGGCGAGGGTGCGTCGAAGGTCCGCCTTGCTCCCTATGTTGCGTCAGGAGGATGGGTTGGCCTGTCCTGGTCTTATTCGCTTGGAGACTTCTCCCTACAGGGCGCGCAGACCCCCCGCCGGCCGTGAGGCGCTTCTCCGTCGTCGCGCTCCTTCTCCTGGGGTGCTCCGCCCAAGCCCAAAGCGATCGGCGGCTTCTGGAGGCCATCGGGTCCGTCGAGTCAGGCATGAACCGGCTTGCCGTCAATGGGGACGCCCGCGGCGCCTATCAGGTACGAGCTCGAGCTTGGGCCGACGCTTGCGGCCAGCTCAAGGCCGAAGGCCGTCCGGCTTACCCTGACCGCCGATGGAGGGAGGGCGTGGTCCAGGATATGATTGCGGCCGCTTATCTCCGCGTCATCCGCCGGCACTTGCTCTCCGCCGGCATCGCTGATCCGTCGCCCGAGGTCTTGGCCCTATGCTGGAACCTTGGCCCGTCCGGCGCCGCGGCCCGAGGCTACCGCCCAAACGACTACGCCGTCCGCGTCTCAAACCTTTTCCGGCTTGCAAGGTGAACGCCCCGGCAGGATAACCCTCTCCCTCATGCCCGACGACCCCTCTCCCTCTTTCATGCTCATCGCCGTCGACCCTGGGGTGAACGGTGCCATCGTTTGGAAGCACAAGGGCGTCGTCACCGCCGTCCGTATGCCGCCGACCGACTTCGCCGTCGTCGAGCTCCTGGCCGACCTCTCCGCCAAGTCCCCGCTGATCGAGATATTCATCGAGCTCCCGCCCCTCTACACTGGCCGCAATATCCCTGGCTCTGCCATCGCAAAGCTCTATGGAAATTACGCGCTTATCTACGGCGCCGCCGTTGCGCTGAAGTTCAAGGTCCGCCCGGTCCGCCCTCCCGAATGGCAGAAGGCCCACCCTGTCGGCAAAAAGGGCGACCTCACCACCACCGCTTGGAAGAACAAGCTCAAGGCCCGCGCCTGCGAGCTCTTTCCTGATCTGCCGGTAACGCTTTGCACAAGCGACGCGCTTCTGCTCCTGGACGCCGCCATGCGCGGTGCCGTCAACTAACCCATTCTATTTCCTTAAATGAAAAAGCCCAAACCCTCACCCCTGTCCGCCGAGACCGTCGTCAAGCCTATCCCCGGCACGAAGTATGTCATCCTCCCCGACAATACTGTCGCGCGCCGGCTTACCTCTCGCACCGTTTGCGGGAAGGTCTATTTCAACCTGATCATCGACGACAAATACCTAACCGTATCTGTCGAGAAGCTTGCCGATCTTCTCGCGGCCCGCTCCGGCGTTTTAATTTTCCACCCACCACCATGCCCAAAGACCCAGCCCCCGCAACCACCTCGCGACAGGACCTTGTCGCTTTCCTGAATACCATCGGCAATGTCCATGCCGATCGCGTCAATCCTGCTTTCCGCTCTCGGTACGCTTCCCTTGCGGAAGTCCTCGATACGGTCAAAGGGGTTGCCGCGCGGCACAACCTGGCCGTCCACCAGACGCTCCAGAGCTACGATGGGCAGGTCCGCGTCTCGACCGTTTTTCTGCACTCCGACGGCTCCGAGTACCTTGCCGGCTCCCTGGCCGTCAAGTCCGACGGCCTCACGCCCCAACAGCTTGGCTCCGCCCTGACCTACCTCCGCCGGCAATCCCTGCAGACCGCGGTGGGCGTGTCGACGGATCTGGACGACGATGGGGCGTCGGCATCTGGACCGAAGTCCGCCGTGGCCTCTCCGGCGCCGGCCAAGTCCTCCGGTCCCTGGTACTCTTTCCTGACCGCCGTTGAAGCCGAGCGCGCGCACGCCTATTGCGTCACGAAGGGTTGGCTCCCCGCTACCGCCACCGATCTGCTCGAGCTTCCCGCCGATCGCGTCGAGCTCATCCTATCAAATAAGCCTGCCTTCATGAAGGCCATCGGCCGATGAGCTTGCGCCTTAAATGGGGCAACGCCAAGGTCGCGGCTATTGCGGCCCAAGCTCAAGGCCTGACGGCTCCGGCCGCCGCGCGGCAGTTCGGCGTGAAGTCCAACTCCATCTACCGCGCCGCAGTCCGGTGCGGCTTCCGCTTTCCCTCCCCTGTCCGTCATGTCCGGCATCGCTGATCTGGAGGCCGAGAACGCCCGCCTCAAGGCCGAGGTCGAGAGGCTGAAAGAGGGCAACGAGTGCCTTGACCAGATGCACGAAAAGGAAATGGCAAGGTCGGCTTTCCTGTGCGAAGAGGTCAATCGCACCACCGCTTGGGGTCGTGGGCTTGAGTCCGACCTGTCTTGGGCAAGGGCTGAACTGCTGATGGTCAAGGCCGAGGTCGAGCGGCTGACCGCCTTCACCACCCGCACCATCATCCCGAACGATGATCTGAAAGCACAGGTCGATCGGCTGACCCGCCGATGCTCCGCGCTCCGCGAGGCAGGCGACGACCTCTGGTACTGTATCCGCCACCGCGACTTCGACCCCGACGCGACCGAGACCTGGCAGGAGGTCCGCGACGATTTGCCGAAATGACCAGCGCTCGAATTTACGGCAAGGTAAAGGCCGCCGTCGTCGCCGCGTACGATGCCGGCCTTACGGTCAACCAGGCCGCTGACCTCCACGGCCTTTGCCGGCGCTCCGTCAGGTCCACCGCCGATCGCCTGGGGCTGAAGCTGAAACCAATCCGAGCCCCGCGCCGCCAGCCATGACCGCTTTCCCCGATGCCTGAACGATATGACCACCCGCCGGCCGCCATGGCTCACATGGCCGCCAAGATGCCCCGCCGATCTCACGCCCTTTTCCTGGTGATTGACGGCCGCGTCGAAAACCCCGAGTTCGTCGTTTGGACCCTTGACGCCTTTCGCGACGAGCTTTGGCAGTGGAAGCGTAAAGAGGTCAGGGCTAACGGCCGGCACATTGAATTTTGGGCCAAGCACGACGGTCAGTTCTGCCGGTTCAACCCGAACGCAGTATGAGGCCTATCCTCCCGCCGCCACTCCTGCCGTCCGGCATCGTAAAGCGCGCCGCGCAGGTGCCTCAACCATTCGCTTTTTTCCTTTTGCTCGACGGCATACCTTACTGCGAAATTGCAGAACGCCGTCGGTGCGACTTCGAGACGGCGCTTGTCTCCTGGCGCCGCATCAACCTGCCGACGCTCGTCCGGTCGCAGGTCCGCTACTTCATCAGGAACAAAGACCTTGCGTTGACGGAGGTCCGTCCGTAGTCCTTTCCCCATGACGAACCGCGACGCTATCCGACGCCAGCTTGCGATCATCGACGACGCGCTTGGCTCCCTCGAGTTTTATTGCGAGACGGAGATTGTCGGCGACGACACTCGTCACCTGTTGACCGATATCAAGGGCGCCCAGCGCCAGCACGCCCGGACCGATGCCGACAAGGTCGAGGAGTCCTGGGATGTGAAGCCTCTCTACGATCGCGTGAAGTCCATCCAGACCTCTCTCCGCGTGCTCCGCAACAACCTGGACTTGTCCGACAAGGCTTGCGAGAAGGCTCTCGACGCTTGCCGCGCGATCTCATCGGCCGTCGAAAAAGACGAGACCGACGACGAGCTCTGATTTTTCCCACCCACAACCATGCCCACCATCCCCGACCGTCAAACCTACAACGCCCTTGCCGCGCTTAACTTCAGCGGCTCGAAAGAGCTCCTGAAATCCGGCGCGCACTTTCAGGCGTACCTCAACCGCCAGCAGGAGGAAACGAAGGCCCTGCGCCTCGGATCTCTGACGCACGCGCTCGTTCTCGAGCCTGATGCCGTTGAGTCCCGCTTTGCCGCCGCTCCTGAATGCGATCGTCGCACCAAGGACGGCAAGGCCATTTACGAGGCCTTCGTCGCCGGTGCCGCCGGCAAGACCGTCCTTTCCGCAGAAGAGTTCGAGCTCGCGCAGAATGTCGCAAAGTCCATGCGCCGCGCCCGCGAGTCCCTGGCCATCCGGTTTGTCGCGACCGAGGTCATGCTCTCCGTCGAATACAACGGCACGCTCCTGAAGTCCGCAATCGACGCCGTCGGCTCCGACGGATATTTGTACGACCTGAAAACGACCGAGTGCGCATCAGCAAGGGGTTTTCTCCAATCAGTCCGATCCTATTCATATAATTTGCAGGCCCACTTTTACCGGCTAGTTTATCAGGCCGCCACCGGCGAGCGTGTCCGAGGCTTTCGGTTCATCGTCGCCGAGAAGTCCGAGCCTTGGGCCTGGGCCATTTACGAAATCGGCCCCGAGCTCATGACCTTTGCCGCTTTCGAGTTTGAAGAGGCCGTCGTCAAATATCGCTCATGCAAGGAGCTTGATGCTTGGCCTGGTTATCCCTCCGAGGTCCAG